GGCAGGTAAAACCCTAGAGACCAGTTCACTTATAAATACAAGTTGGTCTTGTTCTATTTCTCCGTCAGAGCCTATCCCTATATTAGCATCAAAATACTCTTGTAAATGAACTACATTGGCACCAGAAAGTATTTTAAAAATATTTATAACCCTTTCCGGCTCACCATTTGATAAGTTTATTCCTATTCTCGTATAAATTAAAGTTCTATAAAAATCATCTCCATAGCCAAGTCTTTCTTGACCTACAATTTCACCAATATCATCTAAGAGCTGACCTTCAGCATTAGCTATATCTAACCTTCCATATAAAGTATGAGATGAGTTTTCAAGAGTTTGAATATCTAATAACAATGAACTAATTAATGCTATTAAGTTTTCACTGTCACTGTATTGCTCTATTAGTTTTTTTAGTGCTTGCTCAATATGATTAGTTATTAACTCCATCAAATAACTCCTATTGTTATTCTTGAACTGTCCCAAGTGCTTATCTCATTCGGAGCCACTATAATATTATCATCTAAAGTAGGGCTTGAAGCTGTTCCTATTCTTACAGTGACATCAGTTACACCTTGAACAGCACAGAGTTGAGATACTAATTTAGGGTAAACTATTACATTTTCTCCAATGCCTAAACCATCACCCCAAGCTATTAGGGCATTTTCAATTACTGTCGCCCCATTTGCAGGGAAAGAGCCATCAACAGTTAAATCTAGCTCTAAATAAATAGCCAACTCAGTTGGCCTAGAATATTTAACTATTTTTGTAAAACCTTGACTGTCAGTAATGGTTCCAGATGTATTTCCAACTGTCTCTATTCCGGCAGGCTTTGATTCCCAAATTTCATCTAGTAATACTTGGTTGTCTCCACCTTGAACCACAACCTCGTAACTGTGAGGAGGTCTACCATCAACATCAACTACATTTGTATTATTTTCAAATACTATAACGGCTGTAACTGTATCTATATTTAAGAGTCTCGATCTTATTGCATCAACAGTGCCTGCACCTGCAACTTGTAATGTTTGCTCTCTTCTTAATTTTAGTTCAACATCTGTTTCTTCTAACCTTCCAAGATCAGCATCTAAGTCATTTGTAACACTTGACCAGCCTGTAATAGGGGACTCAATGATTGACAAAGAGCCTGCCAGTGCTTCTATCGGCCCGACTTGAGTGCATGTTGCACGAACTAAAGCTCTTGGAGCATAACCATCATTTACATTTTCGGCAGTTGCTACTACGACATTTAAGCCTTCTTGCAAGGTGTTTAGTGTTACAGATAACAATTCATGGTTTTTCTTTCCATCTGCACCTTGAAAGCTAATTAAAAAGCCCACAGAAAAGTCCCCAGTCACTACGACTGAGGACAAGTCTGGGAGACTATTGAGTGCATTTTCAACGTCACTAGCAACAGAACTACTTGGCAACGCTGAAGTCTCAACACTATTATATGTTAGTTTAAACTCTCCACTATCAGGTATATTTGAAAAAGAAATATTTTGTATTTCATCAGAGCCACTATCTATAGTTCCTATTTCCGTTGTTTCAAAAATAGTTAATTCATCTCCAAGCTTTGAAACTTGTGAACCTGTTGGGATTATAGTTCCTATATCTCCAAGTAGTTTTAATGTTACAGATGAATTTATAGCAGAAAGACGAGTGATTCCATTCAGACTAGCTACTAAATCTAAGTTAATTCCCTCAGAACTAGCAGGAAACTGAGAGTTATAAACGTCTTCTAAAAGTTCCCATATTAAAGATTCTCTTTCTGCAAAAAGTCCAACGATCTGACCGAAAGAACTTTCTGCATTTAAATTTATATTGTTACCGAATGAAGATTTTAAGCTTGCTTCAATTTCATCTTTTATGTCTTGAAGTCTTTTTATACTTAAGCCTTCTGGTGTTACTCCGAAACTCATGGTAGTACCTCGTTAAATAATATGTCTCCATCTTCTGATTTAGCTAAAAACGTAAGTCTCAAAGCCCTGTCAGTTGGTGAAAAATCAAGTTGATATTCTTTTAGCTCCAACACTCCTGGAGTAGTTATTATTACTTCTTTAAAAATTGCATCAACTCTAAAAGGGCTAGGACCTTTAGTTAAAATCTCCTCAAAGTATGGTATTCCTTTTGAGGTGTCCAAGAACCACTCTTGATAAAACATTTTAAATTTTTGAGTTAATACTTGTTTAATCTCATCAGCGCCAGTAAGTATTGCCAAATCATTGTTTATAATATCCAAGTCATGTGAGTCATTTAATTTTAAACTGCTCATTGTATTGTACCTATATTTGTATCTGTTGTTGGCCATGTACCAGAAGAAGACCCACCACCTATTGTAGCCGTACCAGTTCCTGTTGAGTTAACAACTCCATCCGTTTGTATATGCTCAATCAAACCTTCGCAGATCGCTTCCCAGAAGGGTTTAATTCTATTTACATCTGTACTAGGGTTTTGAATTTTTATCTTATTACTTATTAGTGTTGCGCAAGTAACTTTGTTTAAAGCCGCATCTGCATGGTTTAAGAAAAACATATAAATTAAAACCAAAAAAAGTAATTGTATAAAATTTTTCATTTTTTAAAAGTCTCCAACTTTGTTTTTATTTCGTCTAGGTCAGCAATATATGTAGGGTCTTTTTCCAATGGCCCGACACCTGTTAAGTTTTTACCTGTAATCATTTTATCTAATAAATCAACTAAAACACTAACTAATTCGTTTTCTCCGTTATTTAAAACGAATTTTCCACCACTTGTAATCTCAAGGAATGTTTCTTTGTTAGTTATTTCAATACTACCTTCTGAACCCTTAGGAGTAAAAGCGTCAGGAACAGACTTGACACTAGGTATAGCGAAACAGTCATTGATAGAGTGCATCCTTCTTTCTGACGGTGCAACTTTCCCACCTCTTGCTGACCACTTATCAATGCTACGTTCAGAAAAAATAAGTAATACATTGTCACCTTCCTTTAAATCAAAATGAATAAAAGTATCTCCAGCATGAGGAAATTGAACTGGAACATTGTATATTTTAGGTAAATTTTGTATTTCACCTGTATTTAAAGTCCTTTTTAGTGAAGGCTCAACTATTGCTAGTTGTTTTTCCCTGTCATATGAAACAACAATACCTGGAAGTGCAGTATGTAAGTCTAACAAATAGCTTTTAACTGCATTTCTTAATATGTCCACCATTGAAGGGGTTGTCTCATTAGTATCAGTTGTCATAGCGCCTCAAGCTTACAGGTAAAATTACCTTGGTTTGTATCACCAGTATAAGTTGCTTTTTGAACAGTAAATGTTCCATCTATTTGTCTTGATTTTACTATTATTTTTCTTGCAGGTTTTATTTTAGGATTTAAAAGAGCTGAACAATCAACACCTTCAACTGTAGTTCCATCATCTTTTTTAATAAGCTTTCTTGTTGGAGAGCCAACTAAGCCTGTTTCTGGTGTAAGTAAAATAGCACCTTCATTCGTGCTACCACCTTTTTTAATTATTTGAACTTCGCCATCTTGAACACTAAAACTTAGATCAGCTTTATCAAGAACTTCACCAAGTCTATCTTTTGTTTTTCCTTCTAAAGTCAAACCACTTTCAAAAACAAAACCTGTAGCCTCCGTTACTGCACCTTTTATAAGTCCAAGCCCATCAACCAATTCATTTATTATTGTCTTTGAATCTGTATTAGGTGGAAAAGATTTATTAACTAAAGAGTTATTTAGCTTTTCTTCACCATCACCAATTTCAAAAGTTGTTATCTTGTCTGCGCCCTGTGTTTTTGTACTTACATTTTTTATATTACCTGTAGATAAAATCTCAGTTAAAGGCTTATAAACAACCTTAGGCCCATCAAGGGTTGGTATTACTGTAGGCATACCCTTATAACCAACTTCTAGTATTGCAATTTGATCTTTCTTTTCTATAAGACCAATTGAATCTGAGTTTAAATTGTATATAGATATTTTGCCAGTGTTTGCATCTGATTTTAAATCTTTTGTGACAGTAAAATTAATTCTAAAACCATCAAAAAGTCTGCCTTCTTTTTCTGAGGCACCAATAGTCAATGTTGCTATTCTATCAAATAAAACACTCATTCAACCTCATTATAATAAAGCTTGACCTCTTCACCAAACTCTAATCTTTCAGCGTTTAACTCTAAACCTGTTTCATGAAAAGCTAAGAAGTCACCTTGTGGCATATTTGTTTTTTTTAATATAGTAAAAAGATTCACATTTGTTAGAATTTTAATTCCCATTCTAATTTGATTGTCACTTTCATCTAGCAAGTCCATAAACCATCTGGCCATACGTCCATTATATCTAAATGATAAAACATAGGTTTTACTGTCTAAGTCTAATTTAAATTTATAAGCCGGAAGATCATTTCTAATCGGCAAAACAACTAAAGCCATATAACTCCTATTTTAAAAAAGCTTAAATAAAATTGAAGAACCTCTTTTTGCATCCTGTGGTGAAGCAACCGCTGTTTTTTGCTTACCAAGATCAGCTTTTGAAGTTGCACTATGCCCTGTTGGACCTTTAGTTTTAACTTCAGAAAGAGGAACCGTTTTACTTTCAACTATTCTTACTTCTTTTAAGTTCATTGTGAATTGTAAACTATCACCTATTTTTGCATTTTTAGGAATATTCACAGATTCAATCATCATGTTTTGATATATTTCAAGACCAGTTGAAATAGTTAAGATCGCTTTTTTAAGCATGAACTCATCTATTTTTTTCAAATTGTCATGTTGTCTTGATTTACTATTTTTTAATAACTCTTGAGACAAAACACCTAGACCTGCTTGAGCCGCAACCGTTCCCAAGCCTCCAAGCCTTGAAGATAAAAAACTTGTAGGAGCCGAAGCCAAGCTTCCAAGAGTTGTAATTTCAACTTCACTTATAACGCAAGTTAAAGAAAGTTTTTTAGGCATTAATTTATAATTATCAACTAAAGTTCCATCGTCTTCAATTTCGTTTTCACTTATAGTTGCAGATCGAGTGTGGTTTTCGCTTATAGTCGCGTCTATTTCCATGAATCCTAATA